GGGTAGGGGAATAAGTAATGGACAGTGGCAAAAATAGAGTAAGTTTTTCGCTATTAAATTGTTATTTCAGGCATACTTCTCATCGTTAAAGGATACATAGTTTGCCATAAGTCCAGAACTTGTTCTATCGCTATTTCGATTTATAAAGCCGCCCGTTGTATCGCACCAATTTGGAATTATAAAAGCAAAACAAAGCCGTTCTCCTTCTTTTACTCGTAAAACTCTGTCAACATAAACAAAAGCATTATCTTGCTTTAAAGGGCATGTAATACTTACCCCTACAACAGGCACTGGAGTACCTTTTGAGTCGTCACTCTCTCTACAAACTGAAACCTGCAAATAAAAGTCATTATTCCAGTAGATAGACAAACATCCATTAAATCTGACCCTCCCATTCCGTTTAAATGTAATCCATTTTTTATCATCTGATAGCTCAATCAAATTGCCTAAACTATTATCAGACGCTTCAAGCGGGATTATATTTCGGGTATCTTTGGGGTAGTCGGATAATTTTAAATCGGATGCTACATATCCATATAAATAATTAAAGGACAGGTCACTATTTAGCACACGAATGTGCTCTTTATATATAAGGCGCTAAGAGTGAAACCGGTATTATTTGCCGTATCGGCAGAAGGGTTGGTCAATCCAACAGTAACCTCCACAGTACTTATCATCATAGCATTAATGCATATAGGGATAGCCCCTGCTGTATCGAAGCTCATTAGTCCTATTGGTGTATATCCTTCTGGAGCTGTAACGGGAACCCTTAAATCCGCAGACTTCCAAGCTCCCAAATTTATAGTTCCGCTTGTGCTTTTTATTTTGAGCAAACTATGCGAGTCACTATTTTGCGGTGTTACTCACAGATAAATACCCACTCAAAAACGTAGTCCGAAGAAACATCTAAAGTATAGGTGCTTTGTATTACTCCATAATCAGAAAGGTATCTTGTTGGAATTTGAGTGCCATCGATACGTCTGAAAAAAGGAGGAAGTACCTCCACCATAGATATCGGTTTGCATGGTAGGGC